GACAAGACGCTGCGCCGCGCCTGTGCAAAGGCCGGGGTGGCGCTTCGCTATGACTGGATCATCAGCGACATGGACGGCGACACGGGCGAGCCGGAGCGCCTGCACATTCACATGGTCTGCGACAAGGCCGTGCGGGAAGTGGCGGAGCGGGTCTGGAAGCTGGGGCGCGTCGAGCATAAGACTCTATACAGCCACCACCACGGAGACCTGCAAGAGCTGGCGGACTATCTGATCAAACAGGTTCGCACCGTGGCAGGCCGGAAGCGGCACCACCCGTCCCGCAATCTTGCAAAGCCGGAGCGGACGAAGCCCATCAAGGCACGGAGCCCCAGCGCAGATCTGATCGTCCCCAAAGGATGCGAGAAGATCTACCGCAGCGAGTTCCAGGCCGGGCGCCCCCAAATGCTGCGATATTGGAGGCCGCCGGGCGGTCAGTTATCGGAGATAAGAGAGACGACGACACGCGACGCGCACCGAGGCGCGGGCGCGATTCCAAATTAGCCGAGGGGGTGATCCATGTGGGCAAACGCTTCAAATATATGCGGGCCGTGCCGCTGTCTTATGAGCAGCAGGGCATGGTGTGGTTTACCTGCCAGACGTACCGCCGGCAGCCGCAGGAGGTGCAGGCGAAGATTCGCGCCATCTGCACCCGCATCGGCGGAGGCGACGGCATGAAACGCAAGGCCATATTGACCTACATGACCACCCGCGCCAGCTGGCGGGAGTGCTGCGACAGGTTCTTCATCAGCGACGCCACGCTGGATCGCCTGCGCCGTGCCTTTTACACGGAATGGAGGTGACAGCATGGGCAAGGGAAAGTTTGCACAATGGAGCAGCCCGGAGGGGCTGGCCAGGATAGAGGAATGGGCGGCGGCAAAGACCGACGAGGAGCTGATCGCGGCCATGGGCGTCGCGCCCAGCACGTTCTACCGCTGGAGGAAAGACCACGCGGAGTTCGAGGACGCCATCACCGCCGGGCGCACCGGCGCCCTGGGGCAAGAAAACATCCGACAGGTGGAGGCGTCGCTGCTGGAGCGGTGCCTGGGCGGGACGCAGACGGTGATGAAGGCCGTGAAGCTGAAAAAAGTGATTTATGACGCCCAGGGCCGGCGCATCCAGGAGGAGGAACACTACGAGCTGGCCGCCGAGACGGTCTATATTCCCGCGGACACCAATGCCATCAAGTTCTTTCTGACCAACCGCGCCCCGGAGACGTGGAAAAACAGCACGGTGCTGTCGGCTGACCCGGAGACGCGGGAGAGCGTCGAGGGCTTCCTGCGGAGCCTGGCCGAAGCAGACGGAGGGGGGCGCGAGTTTTGATCAACATCCGCAACCCGCGCACCTACTGCGAGAGCTTCCTGCAAATCATCGACAAACAGCAAGAGCTGGTGCCGCTGCGTTTCAAGCCGGCCCAGACGCTGCTGTATGAGGTGATCCGGGAGGAACACGCCAAGGGGAAGCCCGTGCGGATCGTCGTATTGAAGGGCCGACAGCTGGGCTGCAGCACCATGATCGAGGGCATCTTCTTCGCCGACAGCGCCACGACGCCCAACGCCAGCACGCTGATCATGGCCCACGACGACGACGCCACGAAGCACCTGTTCGAAATGAACAAGCTGTTTTATGACAATCTCCCGGAGCCCCTGCGCCCTATGCGGCAGGCCAGCAACGCCCAGGAGCTTGTCTTCGCCAATCCGACGAAAGACCCGCGGGAGAAGGAACGGAACCCCGGCCTGCGAAGCCGAATCCGATGCATCACCGCCGGCGGCAAAGGCGGCGGGCGCTCTTTCACCTTCCGCAACGTCCACGGCTCGGAGTGCGCCTTCTGGCCCAACTTCCGGCAAACGCACATCGCGCTCATGGCCGCCGTCCCCAAGACGCCGGACAGCTGCGTGATCTACGAGACCACGGCAAACGGCCTCGGAGAGTTCAAAGACTTCTGGGACGACGCCGTGGCCGGGCGCAACGACTTCCGGGCGGTGTTCCTGCCCTGGTATCTTGACCCGGACTATTCCCGGCCCGTGGAGCCGGGGACGGAATGGACGGACTACGAGCGGGAACTGATGGAGCGAGTCGGACTCACGCCGGAGCAGCTGGCATGGCGCCGGTGGACGATCCGAAACGACTGCGCGGGCGACGAGGCGCTGTTCCGGCAGGAGTACCCCACCTTCCCGGAAGAGGCATTTTTGACGACGGGCCGCCCGTTCTTCGACAACGAGAAGGTGATGCTGCTGGCCGGCACGGCGAAGGAGCCGGAGCACATCGGCTTTTTCGAGTACACGGAGCGGGCCGACGGCTGCCCGGAGGAGATCACCTGGGTGGAGGATCGAGCGCGGGGCTTCATACGGCTGTGGGAACTGCCGGAGAAGGGCGTCCCCTATGTGATCGCGGCGGACAACGCCGGCGACGGCACGGATCGCTTCACGGCCCACGGCATCAACAACACCACGGCCTTGCAGGTCTGCGAGTACGAGAACCCGGTCAGCGAAATCTTGTTTGCCCGGCAGCTGTGGTGCCTGGGCAAGTTCTTCAACTGGGCGCTGCTGGCCATAGAAATCAACTACGGCAGCTACGCGGAGCTGACGCTGGAACAATGGGGCTATCCGAAGCTGTACCAGCGGCAGAGGTATGACGAGATCAAGAAGGACTACGTGGACGCCTACGGCTTCCGCACCGACACCAGGACGCGGCCCCTCATTTTGAGCAACTTCCGGCGAGTCGCCGCGGAAACGCCGGAGTGCATCCGCAGCCGGTGGCTGCTGCTTCAAATGCTGCTGTTTCAGTATGACAGGGACGGCAAGCCCCAGGCAGTCGAGGGAGAACACGACGACCTGGTGCTGTGCGCGGCCATCTGCCACATGGCCAGGGCGCAGCAGGAGACGGAGACCACCGAGGAGGCCCCGCCGGTGCGGGAGAAGCTGATCAAACAATGGGAGCGCGGGAAGACACGCCGCGTCCGATGAAAAACCGGGAGCGGTTACGCGACATCGCAGGAAGAAAGCCACGAAACTGTTGATTTTCAACGGCTTCGTGGCTTTTTCATGTTGAAGGTAACAGAGGGCCTCCGCATTGTAGCATGGTATCACGGGGCACGGGCAGCGCGACATCCGGGGCTTATTTACGATCACCGCCCATAGTGATCTCCTCCTTTTTCTTCTCCCCGGACGCCGCGCCCATGAGCTGAGAGGGCGAAAGCCCTCCCAGGCCCGGCCTTGTGTCCCGGAAAATACGCAGGGCAAGAGCGCAAAAATGCCAAAGAGAAAGGAATCCCATGGATGAATTTATTAACCCGACAACGAGCGGCGGGGAGCTGGCAGACGTAGGCCAGCAGGACACGACCACGCAGGGCCAGGGCGAAGGCCAGGGCACCCAGCCGGAAGGCGACGGCCAGACCGGCGGGCCCGCAGCTGATGGCGCCGATCAGCGGAGTGCGCGGGAGTTCAACGCGGCGATGGCCGCAGCACGCCGGAGAGCGGAGAAGGACACCGAGGCACGGGTCTCCCGTCAGTATGACGAGGACATCGCCGGCTATCGGATTCCCAACCCCGCGAAACCCGGCACGTATTTCAGCTCGAAGAAGGACTTGGAGGACTACTCCGAGGCGCTGCGCCGTGCTGACGCCCAGCAGCGGGCGAAGACGCAGGGCCGCAGCGTGGAGGAAGTCATGGAGGAGGACGCAGACAGGGCTTTCATCCGGGCCCAGCGTGCCGCCGCCGGCAAGGCCGAGGAAGAGCGCAAGAAGCAGCAGGAGCAGGACAGCTTCATCGCGGCAGACCTGGAGGACTTCCAGAGCAGGTACCCGGATGTCGATATTGCGTCGGTGGACAGGAACCCGGCGTTTCGGCGTTTTGTGGGATCGCGTTATGGCAAGGAACCCCTCGCCAACCTATGGGGCGACTATGTGGCCCTGGTGGGCGAGACCGCAGCGCAGCAGCGGGCGGAGAGCGGCGACAGGAGGACACGCTCCACCGGCTATGGCTCCGGGGGCGCGGCCCCGGCTTTGACCTCGGCGCAACGCGCAGAGCTCAAACGCTGGAACGAGGAAAACCCGGAAATGGCCATGACCGAAAAAGAATTTTTTGAACGGTGACGAGCAGTCACCAGGAAGGAGAAAAGCAAAATGATTCCGTTTCAGAAAACCGACGGCCAGGTGCTGAAAAGCGCCCGCGAGTACGACATCGCCTATAACACCGCCGTCAAGATCGGCCAGGTGGTGGCGCTGTCCGAGGGCCTTGTGGTCGTTGCGGCGGCCAACATCACCACCCAGATTCTCGGCATCGCGGCGGAGAACCACAGCGGCACCGCGGATGCGCTCGATCCTCGCGCCAATGGCACGAAGATCATGGTCTATGACGATCCGGCGCTGATCTTCCAGTGCCCGGTG